TGCCAATTGTAGAACTGTTATTTAATAATGTTCCTGCGGTGATAGGCAGTGTTTGCGTGCCTGTGCCCAAGCTTGCCTGCAAAGTTTGTGTTCCTGAAGCGTTTGCAAAAACAATTGACCCACCCGTAGAACCAGAAGTGCCAAGATTTAAGTTGCCTGTACTTGTAGCTGAAATAGAACCAGTAGTTGTTATGCCACCAGAACCAGCCGATACACCACCTGTACCAGTTACAGTAACGCCATTACCTGTACCAGTTACTGTGATAGATCCGTTAGATGAAGTTATGCCACTGCTATTTGTTGGAAAGCTACCAGAAGTGCCAACGCGCAAACCCTGAACCGCGACAGTGTTAGAAGTGCCCGCATCAGCACTAAACGCAACAACTTTACCAGCAGTAGTGAAAGCACCTAATGAGTTGTAACCCAGTGAACGAACAGCCCAATTTGTTGCATCTAACGCAGGGCTAGTTGTACCAGCACCAGCCACGCGGCGAACATAATAAGCACCTGAAGTTTCAACAATGTCACCAACAGCATAAGTAGTACCAGAAACCCACGCAGTAGCAACAGGAATAGCAGTTTGACCTGTTCCACCATTAGCCACAGGGACAGTAGTAACAGTGCCTAACAAACCTGCGCTTGTGTTAGTGACAATGCCAGCCGTATTTAAGGCTGTGTCAGTTATGTTAGGTGCAGTAATAGCACCTGTAAATGTTTGACCCGATACCGCGGCGCGTGATGTATCAGTGGGGTGAATGTGATCTGCCCGCGCAAAAGTAGTAGCAGTGCCAATAGTTGCTGTGCCATCAATAACAGGTGTAGTTGCAGAAGCTTGACCTAAAACAAACGCAGTAGAAGCAACTTGTGTGGTGTTTGTATCCACTGTTGCGGTAGGTGTTGTTGGTGTGCCAGTCAATGCAGGTGATGCTAATGGGGCTTTTAATGCATCAGAATCTGCAACAGTTTTAACACTATTAGGTGTTGCGGCTGTAGTGGTGCTAGTGCTTGAAGTTGAATCTGTGAGTTGAACAGCACCCTTAACCGTAGTGGTTGCATCATCTATGCCAATAGTACCAGTGCTAGTAATCGTGCCACCAGTCAAAGGTGAAGCCGCGGTAATGGAAGTAATAGCTGGTGGGGTTAGTATCTGTATCCAGTTACCTAAAGTTGTTGGTGGTGTAGCCTGCAAAATAAAAGTTTGGTTAATGTCAGTGCGTACAGCAACATCACCTACTTGCGCAGTCAAAGCCAACATAGCCGCCTGCGAAGCAACTACAAAAGTATCACTAATGGCTAGTGGTGGTAGTTGGCTAGTAGGTATTAAACCTGATCCATCTAGTGAAGCGACACCATTAACTGCGCCCACTGAAGTAGTTGCCACTGCACCTAAGTTTGTTAATGCGGTAGAAGCTGTGGTTGCGCCTGTTCCACCATTAGTAATTGCAACTGTGCCAGTAACATTTGCGGCTGTGCCTGTGATGTTGCCTGAAGTTAAAGCTAGTGTACCTGACCCTGCAGGTAATGAAAGGTTAGCCGCGCCTTGTGCTGTGATTACAGAAGTGCCACCACCTGTTGAAATAACATTGACCGCTTTACCTGCACCCGTTGTGATGTTGCCAGTTGTTGTTATGCCACCAGTACCCGCAGAAATTCTACCTAGCGAACCTGAAGCAACACTTAAATTACCTAACGCATCTAATTGCACAAGGGCTGAAGCAGTTGAACCATTAGTTGTTACAGGTATCGCAGTGACTGCACCTGTGCCATTACCTACAACTACCTGCCCTGAAGTAAGTGTTGTTTTGCCTGTACCACCATTAGCAACAGCGACAGTGCCAGTCACATTAGAAGCTGTGCCAGTAGTGTTTTGATTAAGTGTTGGAATGCGGGCAGAATCAATAGTGCCTGAAGTAATCTGTGTGCCACTAATAGCTATAGCACTTTGATTAATGCCAATGTTGGCAGAAGTAGATGTGCCACTGTTTGTTATAGGTGCAGTGACCGCAACGACACCAGAAGAACCTGAAGCACCCTGTATACCTTGATTAGTTGTAGTAACAGCTACAGGGGCAGGTGTGACAGTCACAACTACAGGTGAAGTAGTGGCATTAACACTAACAACAGTTTCAGTAACAGTGATTTCACCAGCCATAGTTAAACCGTCACTTGTGGTGTAACCGTGAAACTACCCTGCAAAAGTCTATCTACCTTGCCTGCGCCTGATGTTATTTCTAAATCGTAAACCCATTTACCCAAAGGCATAGCGTTTGTTTGGGCGTTAGTGAACACAATGGTGAACGAACCATTAGCCAAAGTAATGCCACTACTGTTTGTTAAAGTCACAAAAGCTGTGGGCGCACCATACTGTGTGCGTGCCTGTAGCTTCGCTGTGTAAGTTGTTAAATCATACCCAGCAATAGTGAAGGGTAAAGACTGATCAGTGCCTTGTGGAATCGTAATGTTATAGATACCGGGTTGCATTTAGACCCCAGAATACAGAACAGAAACAGACCCTGCTGGTGTAGAAGCACAAATAACATGAAGAACATCATTAGCATTAAGCCAAATTTGTAAGCTTGAACCATTTGTAATGCCATTACCAACTGTTGCACCAGTTGCAGTAATAGTTGCATCACCCACATAAATGGTTGCGCCTGTGTTGTTGAACACCTGCACTGCAGTGTAAGGCACACCACCCGGTATTTCAACAAGAACTTTTGCTGTTGTAGTTACAGTTGTGTTTGCATGCACTAACGCCATGATTTACCCCTTTATTGGTTATGGTCTATTTTGCCACACAAGGTGTGTGTTTATCTATCAGGTAAAGAATCTAAACGCCTATCTAATTCTTCTTTTGCACCTTCATAGCCTTCATCTACTAGATGTATCAAACTATCAAATGTTTCTTCAGCTAGATCAATACTTCCAGCACAGGTTTCTTCTATCATGCTTTCCACCCAAATTCTTTAGCCGCCAATTGAACAAAAGCGTTGTCTGTTTTGCCTGCAGTGTTAAACCATTCAGTAAAACATTCTGCATACATTTCCACAGACTTAGATAAACCGTATTCAGAAACAAACCCTAATTCTTTGTTTTTGTTATACAACGATCTAATAGCTTTTTCTTCACCAACACCTTGAATGCTATGACCCCATTCATGTGTAAGCGTGTATTCCATCTGTGATACATCAGCAAGGCTTGGCATTTTCCAAGTACCTGCTTGGCTAAGGCTAGGCTGTGCGCCCTTATCTGTAACAGTATTGCTAGGGCTTAGGCGTATGTCATGATCGTGCAGAATAGCGTGACCAAAAACATTGCGCTTTCTAATTCCACCTATGTGAACTGTCATACCATCTCTAGGCGCAGACCTTTGCAGTTTTTCTAACCTGTCTATTAAGCGTTTTATGTGTTCTGGTTTAATAGTCTTTTCGTTATACACCTTTATAGTGACAGAACCATTTTTAATGACTGCACCATTTTTAACAAATGATGCTGTAGCTTTATCTTCGCGCACATGCCGTTCAATTCTTTCACGCCTAATGGCTAGCATCTCTGGTGTATTTACAGCACCGTATTGCCTATCTAACCAATTTTGTATGTATTTTTCTTCTAGAAGCTGTTGCACTGTTCGTTCAAATAATTCTTCTTTAGGTACTTCAACCCATTGACCGGGTATAAATTCTGTGCGTGCTAATTCATCTTCTAGTGATGTAGTAGGTGCTTCTTCTATTACACCATCATGAATAACATTATCTTCACCTTCAACAGATACTTCTTCAATGCCAGTTTCAACAGGTGGTTCTTCAACAGGTGCTTCACCAGAATCAACAGCCGTATCATCTATGACAGGTGCAACATCACACACACAGTTAGGGTGCGCTGGTGGTTCACTATCGCCACTAGGGAAACTGTCACCAAAAGCTACAATAACCCCATCATTGTCTGCGCAAATGTCACAAGGATCACCCACTAGCCATTCAAGTGAACTTACACCTTCAGCCCTGTATTGTTCAATGTTTGACTGAATCAAAGCGTTAGCGGTTTCTGTGCGTGCAATAACCATAGCCCTAGCAGGATCATTCAACACACCATTAACCATGCTTGCGGTTTCTTGAATACCTAAACCCTGCGACAGGCTAGCACCCAGTTGTGAACCAATACGATCAAGCATTGAATCTGAAATGCCTTGCACAGTTATGCCACGCGAATCCAGCAAAGACTGTAGCCCATTAGGTGGATCTATTAACGCCGCCGCGCCTTCGTTACCGGGTTGCCAATTGTCCCAAACATTTCCAGCAACCATACCTAAATCTTGTTGCGCATCCAGTTGCCCAAATGCCCAGCCACTGCCATACACCTGTTCTAAAACCTGTTGTAGCTGTTGTTCATTAAGTTTAATGTTTATGTTAGCCCACGATCTTGCAGAATCAGTTTGTGGTGACTTCGCATAAGCCGCGCCATGACTGTCAATAAACTTTTTGGCAATACTTTCACCATCACCCATAGCACGCATTGCTGAAAGAATCAGAAGCGCATTGCGGTTAATGGTTTCCTGTTTAGCCCCATTTCTAGGGCTTAGACTTTTTTTAATACACCATCCGCTAGGGCTTTAATTAAATCAGTGTCACCAGTTTTGTATGCGGCGTTTAATGCCATGCCCTGCATAGTGTCTACAGCCATGAATTCAAATTCGCGGTCTTGTGATTTCTTAGCCCACTTTAAGAATGCTTTAACTTCAGCCTGTTCTACTTGCGCATTGTCAGCTACTACTACAGCTTCTTCATTTACAGGTTCATCTGCAGGTTCATTTGCAGGTGCAATGGGTACAACTGGTGTATCTGGCAATGTGGCACTGTTAGCACCAATTTCAATAATGCCATCAGGTGAAATGAAGAACGCACCAGAACCAGCCTGAATCATAGGCATGTCTGCATAAGGTGAATCAATTAGTGGTAAACCTAATTCTGCCTTAGCTTCATTCAAGGTGCGTTGCCCTGATTTAATTTCTGTGTCCCTGCGTGTAGCACTTTCTTGTGT